TTACTAGCAGAAGGTAACTTGCGTACAGGTTATGTTCGCTACAACACACTAGAACTTAAGATCTTTAAGTTAATGCAGGCTCGTGTAGATACCACTAACGGTGGTCTTTACATTGACTCCATTGACTATGCCGATAACTTCTATCGGATTGGAACTTTCGCACAAGAAACAGAAGTTCCAGAAGTTAATATCAACTACCCTCAAGCATCACAAGAATACCTTGGTTTCCAATTCACACTGGTTCGCTCATCTAGTGACGCTACTAAGGGGCCATTGTTTACTGGATACCAGATTAAGGCTTTGCCTGCTATCCCACGTCAGCGATTGATCCAGTACCCACTGTCTTGCTTTGACCACGAGTCAGATCACTTCGGTGTTGAGGTTGGCTATGAAGGTTCTGCTTACCAACGTATGGTTCAACTTGAATCTATTGAAAACGTTGGTGACACCATCAGAGTTGAAGACTTTAGAACTGGTGAATCCTACATTGGATTGATTGAAGAGTTGGACTTTAGAAATGCAACCCCATCAGATAAGCGCTTCTCTGGCTATGGTGGAACGCTACTAGTAACAATTAGAACCGTCTGATGCAGGCACAAGACTACGCAACAGTTGCTGTTGCGGTATGTACAATCATTGGTGGCTTCATTGGCGCTGTTAAATGGTTAGTTAAACATTACCTGAATGAACTTAAACCCAATAGCGGATCAAGCCTAAAAGATTCCGTCATTCGACTGGAAGAAAAAGTAGAAATCCTTTATCAAATGATGATACAAAAGAAATGAGTGATATCTGTGAAGATTGCCAAACGAGCCACACCTGCCGCTATTGCTGTCCTGCGACAAGCAACAGCACTTCGTCCGAAGCGCAAGAAAGCCTCGGATGGACTACTGCCATCAGCAGCACACATCAATCAGAGTCCTAACTCAGATCACAATACTGGATACGCAGTAGATCTAACTCACGATAAGTTGGCTGGCATTGATTGCCTTAACCTATTTGAAGAACTCAAGGCAGACAAGCGTGTTAAGTATCTTATTTTTCAGGGCAAGATCTGGTCAGCAGATCGTGCTAAAGAAGGGGACCGTGAATATACAGGGTCCAATAAACACAACAAACATCTTCACATCTCAATTAAAGAAGGATGTGGAGATGACACTTCCCCTTGGTTCCCTTGGTTGGGTAAACCAAAGGTTGTCAATAAGGTAAAGGCTAAGTTACCTAAACCTTTACCTAAGAAGAAAGAACCAACAAGTCCAAAGGAGAACTAATGGATAAGAAAAAGTTAAAGGCAATGGCAGCAACTTATTTGCGTGCTGGAATTGCATCAGTAATCGCCCTGTACCTTGCGGGTGTATCAGATCCAAAGGCTTTAGCATCAGCAGCACTTGCTGCTATCGCAGGTCCACTGCTTAAGGCACTGGATCCAAAGAATGCAGAGTTTGGACGTGGGTCTAAGTAACCCACCAACGCGAGGCAGAAAGAAGCCCTCATTCCTTCGGGGATGGGGGCTTCTTTTTTTATGCCATAAAACTAATTGATGCCTGAGTTGCTGTCTCCTGATAGGTGGGTCTTAAGCCTGTGGCAGTTAGCACAAAGGGTTCTCAGGTTGGCTGGGTCATTGTTAAAGCGGTCACCGTCTACGTGGTCTACATCTAACTGACTAATGTGTACTGGTTTGAAGTTACAGTCCTCGCAGTAGTCTTTACGGTATGCGTGGTAAGGAGAACGAGCCTTCATCTGGTTAATCTTGTATACAGTATTGCACCTGTATCTACCTGTTACTGGCTTTGATTTGTCCCGCATCTTCAACTTAGTGGGGCCACAAACAGCGCACAATCCTGTGCGTTCTTCTTCGTTAATCTTGGAAAGTCTGTGCTTCATCTTTATCTACTGGACAAGGAACAGTTACGATGTTGCCACAGTTAACACAGGTACCATCAAGGAAGTACCAGACCAGTTCGTGATCCTCAAAGGATGCCATTATAGAAAAGACTTGTGAGCCACAAGGACAAACGTGTACTGGACCAAGACCTCTTAGGTCTGTACCAAATTTCTCTGGTAGTTTAGCCCTGAATTTCGGCAGCCTTGGTAGACGGAACCGCACAGTCAGTACCATACCATCGTGCCCCCTTGGGGCACCCTGTTTTATTCGCCTCACGGCTCATATTGTAGTAACCAGTAGGTGTTGCTAACGCAACGACACGCCGATCTCTAGTATGATTCCAGTATGACAACCATCGCAGCGATAGAAGGAATTGACTACGCAGTTCTAGTAGCAGATTCACAGATAACAGAAGATAATCTCGTGACATTGGCAACTAGTACACCTAAGATCGTTGAGGTTGGCAAGTTTCTAATAGGCATCTCAGGTGATACACGACCAGGAGATATACTTTCGTACAACTGGAAGCCACCGCTTTATCGCGGCGAAGATCCAGCACAGTTTATGGGTAGGAAGATTATACCCAGTATCAACCAAGCATTTACCGATAACAACTACGACTACAATAAGGTGGACAAAGATGGTGGCTTCGATTATCTCATTGCTTTTAACAGTAATATCTTTCGCATTGCTTGTGATCTCTCTTTTTTCCAAGCAAATCACGGAACTTATGGCATTGGTAGTGGTGGGCAGTTTGCTCTTGGCTACCTGTCTTCAATTATCAAACCTAATATGGACGTAGATTATGCAAAGCGACACGCCCGTAAAGCCGTAGAGATTGCGTCGGTCCTTGACGCTAATACTGGTAAGCCCATACAGTTAGTAGTCCAGGAAAGGATATAGGAATGTACAAAGAAAAAAAGGTAGGGGAGATGTGGCTGTCTTACGGCTATAACTTCAAGCAAATAAGTGTTGGACTTTTTGTTGACAAGTACCGCATTAGCATTGACTTAGTATTCTTTTTTGTAGTACTGGAATTCTGATGGAGTTTAATACATACGATTATGTAAAGCCAGAGTTCAAAGAAATTATAGCAACAGGTGAATACGCTGCACACTATTGGTTTGAGCAGGGTTGGAAAGCCTGTAGACTTGCTTTCCTATTACACGATCAAGCAGGGAAGGAAGCGGTATGAGTACTGACCCGAAGGAACTATTACTTACTGCGCTACGTGCAGGCGATGCGAAACGTTCACGATCTACGCAGGTACAGATTGGTCCATCAGAGTTAGGTGGTTGTCGTCGTAAGGTCTGGTACAGACTTAACGATCAGCCTGAAACTAATGAGAACGAGATGAAGTTAGCAGCCATTATGGGTACTGCTATACACGCAGAAATTGAACGAGCACTAGTAGATAACCCTGATGTGATGGTCGAAACATCTGTTGAATACAACGGTATGAAGGCACACATTGACTGCTATGTACCAGGTACAGGGGATGTCATTGACTGGAAGACAAGCAAGGTTAAGAACCTTTCATACTTCCCATCAACACAACAGCGTTGGCAGGTACAGACATACGGCTACCTATTAGCAAAGAATGGTCACGATGTAAAGCGTGTATCGCTAGTTGCTATCGCACGTGATGGTGATGAACGTGATATTAAGGTACATACAGAGGACTATGATGAAAGCATTGCGCTACAGGCACTGAACTGGTTAGCATCAATCAAGGGTGCAACAGAGGCACCAGATCCAGAACGAGATGCTAGTTACTGTAAGTTCTATTGTAAGTTCTACGATTCATCTGGTGAGATGGGATGCGTCGGTATAAAAAAAGAACATACGGCAGTCAATGATGTACTCATTGATGATGCTGATATTGACAGGAACGCACTGCTGTATCTACAGTTAGCAGCGCAGATAAAAGAGTTAGAAAAGCACCAAGATTCATTGAAGGCTTCTTTCGAGGGACTACTAGGTACAACACCTAGCGGGATAGAAGTCAGTTGGACAACTGTCAAGGGTCGTGAAAGTATTGACAGTGAAGAGGTAGAAAAACTACTTGGGTTTGTACCTAAGAAGTTTGGTAATGAATCACAGCGGTTACAAATCAAACAAACTGGAGGAAAGTAAATGGCTGCAAACGAGAACACAAAGTTCCAAATTAATTACAAGTTAAATGATGGAACGCTTATCAATCTATACGCAACAGATGTAAAGGATTTAGAGGTAGGTCTTGCTGACCTTGGAATGGTGGCAACACTTATCCGTACAACAGGCAATGACTTACACGGTGGTACACCAGCACCAGCACCAGCACCAACAGTTGCGTCAGTTGCTGAATCTTTTAACGCAACACCAGTAGCAGCACCTGCTCCAGTAGTTACAGAAGGACAGGCACCAACTTGTAAGCACGGCAATATGGTGTTTCGTAATGGAGTATCAGCACGTGGACCTTGGAAAGCCTGGATGTGCTCCGCACAAAAGGGTGCTGCAGATAAGTGCGACCCTATCTTCCTAAGATAATAAAATGCGGGAACCTCGTGAGTACGAGAACCCGTTATGTGCACAGGTAGGTGGAGACTTCTGGTTCCCTGAAAAAGAAAAGGGATTAGTAAGTCCAGCAGATGTTCAGTTTGCTAAGTCAATTTGTAAGACTTGTATTCATAGAACGGAATGCGCTGAGTGGGGAATCCGCAAAGAGCAGTTCGGTATATGGGGTGGACTTGCTCCACGTGAACGTCTTGCTTTAAGAAGACAACGCAGAATAAATCTTGGAGGGGATGGGAAAGTTGCTTGATCTAAAGAGGGCATTGGGCACCAGCACTATCAAGGCTGTGCCATTGCCTGATGTATGGACTGGCTTGGCTAGTGAGTCCATTAAGTTTAGACGAGGGCAAGTATGTATGGTTGCTGCTGCCCCTAATGCTGGTAAGAGTATGTTTTCTCTTGTCTATGCGATCAAGGCAAAGGTACCAACACTTTTCTTTTCCGCAGATACTGATACTGCTACGGTGCTAATGCGATCTGCAGCGCAGATCTCAGGGCACACACAGTTAACAGTTGAATCCAATATGGATTACAAACCTGACTACTACGCTGAACATCTTAACAAGATGTCGCACATACAATGGGTCTTTGATTCAAGTCCATCACTCGATGACATTGAATTAGAAATCAAAGCCTACGTTGAACTCTTTGGCATAGCACCTGAGTTAATTATCATTGATAACTTAATGAATGTTGCAGCCGAAACAGACAATGAATGGGCAGGACTACGTGCAATTATGATGGAACTGCACGATATGGCACGCAAGACAGAGGCTTGTGTCTTAGTACTTCATCACGTATCAGAACAGAGCGAGTATGGGTCACCGTTGATGCCACCTCCACGCCGTGCTATTCACGGTAAGGTCAGTCAGTTACCTGCTCTTATACTTACATTAGGTTATGACCCATCACAGGGTATGTTGCGTGTGGCTGCAGTCAAGAATCGCTTCGGTCCACATACAGCAGATGCTTCTAAATGGGCTACACTATTTGTTAACTTCGCAGCGTGTCAGATAGGAGACCAAGATGCACAAGGCAGGGCATACTTGCACTCTAATATGCAGACGGTGTACTGATGGCTAACAAGAACGGACGTAAAGGTTCTCAGTTTGAGACAGATGTAATGAAGTGGCTCCGCAATGCGGGTGCTATGGCAGAACGTTTGACTAAGGCTGGGGCAAAGGATGAAGGAGATATGGTTGTTATCATATCGGGAGAAACTTACATCCTTGAACTCAAGAACAGGCAGACCCTTTCCCTGCCTGAGTTCTGGAGAGAAGCGCAAGTTGAGGCGCTTAACTACGCAAAGGCAAGAGGTATCGGGGAAGTGCCTATGTCTTACGTTGTAGTTAAGCGTCGCAACGCATCAATAGATCAGGCTTGGGTAATACAAGATCTTAAGCAATGGATTAAGGAAAAAGAATAATGGAATTGATTCTCATTGGTGGTCCCTTACACGGAACCACAAAGAGTATTCCAGATAATATCCCTATTGATATAAGATCAAATGTTAGTTCTGAATTAATGGGTGGTGAGGATAAAGATAGCGTTATGTATGTTATCTGTAAGACTGGTGATGATAGGTTCTATGGAGTTTACAATCCAGTTTACGACCCTTCCATTGAAAGAATACACAAACTAAGAGAAACGATGAGGAGAATATAATGCCAGTTCCAGAAGGTAACATCACAACATCAGAGATCCTAGTACCAGAAGTTGTACAAGAAGTCGTACAAGTATTAGAAGTGGTTGAAGATTCAACTGCTTTAGAAGAGGCAAGTGATAGTACGCCTGAGTAAGGATGAACTAAGAGTTTGTACGATGCTCGCTACAGAGCGTTGGCTTGCTAAGTATGGTTCAGTAGACAGACCAAACTATGCAGATGGTAAGAAGAACGGCTACCTAGAGCACGAACTTCTTGCCAATGTCCGAGCCAACGTTTCTGAGTGGGCAGTCGCATCTCTTACTGACTCATCTTGGAATGTACCTTGGTATCCCAATGAACTACATCCTCGTCGGGCTAAGTTGCCTGATGTGGGTAATAACTTTGAGGTACGCACAGTACGCACACGTGATTCGATTCCATTCTGGAGTAAGGATAACGGCAAGATCCTAGTAGGCACAAAGATTCTTGATGAGGATTACTATTCTCAGGTTGAAGTGTATGGTTGGTGTAACCCTGAAGAGTACGCAACAGCGCAATACAGAGATGAGACCATCGGTGGATGGCGTGTACCAGTTACTGAACTGAAGGAGTTCAAATGATTTGTAGTAAATGTATGAATGCAGGTGTGGAAAATGCTTCAGGCCATTACAAACGTGCGGCTAAGTATCACGATAATTGCAATGACAAGGGGTGTGTATGTCAGCACAAGACTGGTCCAGGGTACGTAAAGCGGGAGGGTTCAAAGGTCCCGTTGATGCAAACACAATCCCCATAGCAGCAATTGTTCTCCATTATGGAGGAGAAGTAAGAGAGGGTAAGAGCGCATCTGTTAGATGCTGCATCCACCCAGACAAAAGACGTAGTGCTGTTATCAATACTTATGACAACCTATTCTTTTGTCACACCTGTGGAAAGGGTGGCAACGCAGTAAATGTTGTCAGTATTATAGAGAACTTGGAGTTTAAGGATGCACTCAAACGAGCAATCGAAATCGTTGCTGGAAGCGGTCACACATTACCGCAAAAGTCTGGACGAAAAGGCGCTGGAATATCTCGAAGGACGTGGGATATCTGAGGAGATCGCACTACAGTATTCATTAGGTCTAGTCACTGACCCTATCAATGGTCACGAGAACCACACTGGCTGGCTATCTATCCCATACCTTACCGCACTTGGTATGTGTGTTGGTGTTAAGTTTCGTAGGCTAGATGATGGCAAGCCTAAGTACGGCGCACCTACAGGACAGAAGGGTCATCTGTTTAATGTTGCTGATGTAACTATTGATTCACATAGAATTGTTGTATGCGAAGGTGAGTTAGATGCAGTAGTTGTATCAGGTTTGATTGGTATACCTGCCGTTGGTGTGCCAGGAGTACAGGCTTGGAAGCCACACTTTGTTAAGTTATTTACTGGTTACGATATAGTTTATATTGTAGGTGATAACGACATCAAGGATGATGGCACCAACCCAGGGGCTGAGTTCTCACGTCGTGTGTCACAAGAGGTAATGAACTCACGTATAGTATCATTGCCAGCATCAATGGACATCAATGACTTCTACCTTACACACGGTAAAGATGAGGCATTGAAATTATTTGGAGGCGTGTGATGGATAACAATGAAGATGTAGATATCAAGCACGTTAAGTTTGTTACTGATATGTGGGAAGTATTAGATTCAGCAGGCAATCTACTCATCAAGAAGCATAAGGACTACGGTCCAACTAACATTAGTCTATCCCCTGGTGGACCATTGAACGGTCTGCGTGTGCGTATGTGGGATAAGACAGCACGCATCAATCACTTGATTGACACTGGTGCTACACCTGAGAATGAATCGTTACGTGATTCCTTTATTGATCTACTTAACTACAGTGCTATCGCACTGATGGTACTGGATGGTAACTGGCCTCGTGACTGACCCGCATCCAATACTTAATGACCTTGTACCTAGCGTGGTGACTACTGTTCATCGTCGCTATCGTAAGTATGTGGATCGTGCTGACCTAACGCAAGAAGCATACGCTTGGTTGATGACACGTGTGTCCTACTTCAATGAGTTACTTGATGAAGAGGATGATACCCAACGTCTTATCAATCAAAAGCGTATCGCATATCAGATGCGACGTGGTGTTGAACGATATGCTCGTAAGGAGAAGGCTAGTAAGTCTGGATACCAGACCAATGATGAGTCCTTCTATGATGTTATCACTATCGCACAGTTGTTACCATATGTTATCGCAAGCGTGGTCAATGATACTGCCATTGAACAAGCACAGAACCTAGTCAATGATGGCACACCGCGTAAGCCTGCTGCCCCCGCTGAAGGTGGTAACCTATTAGCCACACTCATTGACATCAAGAAGTCTTATGAACTATT